GAATTCGGATGTTCATCTTTAGAGATATCTAAGTTTTTCAATTGTGATGAAGCCACAGTTCGCAAAAGATTTAAGGACCGCATTGAAACAGGACGTGAGATGATGAAGATGAAGTTACGCCAGTTACAGTGGAAGCACGCTGAGTTAGGCAACACAGCGTTACTTATCTTTTTAGGTAAGAACTACTTAAACCAGGCAGACAAGAGTCAGTTGGATCTCACAGGAAACTTGGAAGCAGTTTTAAAAGAATGTGGATATGAAGACAGTCCCCAAAAAGGTTCTAAATCGTCAGAAATTCTGGAACCTGATTGGATACAAGCCGACTCTTAATCAGCAGAAGATACACGAAAGCGATGCCAGGTTCCGGGTCAACATACAGGGACGTAGAGCTGGAAAGAGCTTTTGTGCTGCGAAGGAAGTTGAGCCATGGATACTTACTCCAAAGACTCGTGGTTGGATAGTAGCTCCTACATACGAGTTATGCGACAAGATAGCGCGAATAATAAAGGAGGACTTATTATTAAAGCTACATCTTCCTATTGCTGCCAAGAAGGAGATCAGCGGAACTCTTTATTATTTCAAGTTAGCAGGTTTGGAATCTGAGGTATGGATCAAGAGTACAGACAATCCAGATTCTTTAGTTGGAGAGGGATTAGACTGGTTAATCCTAGATGAGAGTGCAAAGATAAAGAGAATCATATGGGAACAATATTTAAGGCCGACATTATCTGACAGGAATGGCTGGGCATTATTCACAACCACTCCAGAGGGATTCAACTGGCTTCACGACTTATATATCAGGGGACAATCGGATGAATTCCCAAATTGGGACAGTTGGCAGCAGCCATCCTGGGAGTCTCCATATTTCAAGGATGACATAGATGAGCTTAAAAAAACGCTTACCAAGGAAACATTCTTACAGGAATTCGGAGCAAGTTTCCAGAGTTACGCAGGCAAGGTCTACCCGGTGGATCGCTCAATCCATATCAGAAGGGGCTTGCGATTTAACAAGAACCTTCCTGTATACTGCTCAATCGATTTCGGCTACCGGATGCCCGCAGTGGGATGGTTCCAAGTTGACAGTGCAAATGAAGCCAAGCCTACGATATATCAAATAGACGAGATATGTTTTGAAGAGAACATTAAGACTGAAACTCTTGCAAATATGGTATTGAAGAAGGGTTATCCTGTATTACAGTATTTCGGAGATCCGGCAGGAGGGGGAATCCAGGCGCAGAGCGGAATCGGTGACATAGAGATATTCCGCAGGAAGGGAATATATGTTCGTTACAAGAAGGATCGCATATCACGGACCATTGCCAACGGTGTTTCCCATGTAAGGTCTTGGTTTGAGGATGCAAATGGAGAATCTCACATTTTTGTATCGGACAAGTGCAAGGGTTCAGTTGAATGTTACGAAAATTACAGATATCCTGAGAAAAAGAGTGATCAGAGGTTAAAGGAAGATCCTTTAAAGGATGGAAGGCACGATCATATGTGCGATGTCCTCCGTTACAGTATCGTAAACCTATTTCCTATTAAACAGAAACAGGCAGGGACTATACCATGGTAACAATTCAAGATTTAAGCAGGGATACGATTCTCGCTTCTTTAGGTGAGGCACTTAATATAATTGAAAACAAGCGTGCAAAGGAGCGTGAATATTTATTAGACTATTATGAAGGTATGAATATAGACTTCTATGTGAAGAAGTTTTTTGGTTCAGAGTCTTTAAACCAAGTTCCCATTTTTACACAGAATTTAACAAGGCGCATATCTAAGATTCGCTCAATGACTTATAAGCGACCTCCAAAGATGGCAGTGGATGACAGATACAAAGATTTTATAGATATGTCTGACCTGAACTCATCCAGAAGGCAATTAGAGCAATTAACCTTTCTTTTAGGCACAATGGCCTTCCGTTCCAGGTGGGACGAGAGAAAGCAAAAGATTCGTTATGATTTAATCCCTTTCTTTGAACCTATTTTCCTTCCCGGTGAGCGTGATCCTGCTGGAGTTATGTTTGCAATAGAAAATCATGGCTCCAGTAGGCTTGAGAAGCCTTGGTATGCTGTTTGGACTGAGGAGAGGGATGGAATACCTGGAATGCATTTTCTTATTGATCAGAATGGCAATAGTCAGAGTGTAAATGAATCAGATATTAATCCATATGGTATAATCCCGGTAGTATTCACTCACAGGTACAAGCCAATGCGTGACTGGTATTCAGAGGGTGCATCAGATGTAGTTCGTGCAGACTTGAGTGTATCTGTAGCAATGACAGAATTATCCTTGGCTGTAAGGTTTGGTGCAATCGGTATAAAGTATATTACAGGTGTAGATGATGCAAGCAGGATTGAGATAGGGGTTGACAAGATTTTATATTTACCGGAGGGAAGCAATTTTGATGTAACCGCGCCTAGCGGATCTCTGAATGACATTATTGATTCTACCAGATTCATGGTAGAAGCCACATTAAACAACAATCACATAAGAATTAAATGGGCTGACACCCATGGAAACGCTCCATCTGCTGAATCTCTTAAAATACAGGAGATAGAGTCCTATGATGAGAGGACAGCAACTACAGAAGACATATGGAGACCTTTTGAGAAGAAGAGGTATGAAATTGACAGGGCAATCATACAGGCAAAGACTGGGGTCCAGTTAAATGAGGATTTCAATGTTGATTACCTGGAACCCAATTATCCAATGTCCGTTGAGCAGGAGATATCATACTGGACTTGGAAGTTTGACAGGAATTTAGCGACTCCGATGGATTGGTTTGATTATCAGAACCCAGATGCTCCTTCAGAACTCAGGGAAGAGTTTAAGAAGCAGGCTGAAGAGTCTAAAGAGCAGGAAGTCCCTGGTAGCAGGTTATTATCTAGGTTACAGGGTATTAAGTGAATGATATCATTGATCAGGAGGTTAAGGAATTCCTTGATTCCCTTGGGAAGTCTCAGGATGCGTTTATCTCTGACATTGAAGAACTCAAGGATGAAGGTCTTTCCGCAGAGGAGATTATGGCAATTCTTGGCGCACTTATCATGGCTGATTATCTTCTGGTGGACCTTGCAATGGAGTCAGCTATCGCAGGTTACCTTGCCAATATTGACAATCTTCTGGATGATCTATTTATGTTTGGCAGGATCACGGAATCTCAACTTCTTGCCTTGCGAAGTGTACAGGAAGCTTCCATCGTAGCATACACACAGCAATTAGGAGAGCAGATGCGTTTATCTTTGATTGAGGGCGTGTCATCCAATCTATCAAAGAGTGAGTTAAAGAATTTATTAGGAAGAAATCTAAATTTGTCTCCTGGAAGGATAGAGACGATAGTGTCGACTTCCATGGCAACATACAGACGGAGTATCACTGCTACTATGTCTGAGGGGTTACCGGAGGAGACTTTATTTTGGTATGAAGGACCTTTAGATCATAAGACAAGACCTATATGCAGGGTAATGTTAGCAGCGGGGCCATTACAAAGGGGTGACATCGATTCAAGTTTCCCAGGAGCCTTTTTGGACGGAGGAGGCTACAATTGTCGCCACGAATGGCTCCCACTGTCATCTTCCCCTGAAAGAGTGAAGCGAAGTAGTGCTGCGAAAACAGAAATTGATGCATACAAAGAAAAGAAAGGTCGTAGTTACAGGCCACCTGTAACATTACAGCAATATTATGAGAGTGCCTGATTTTAAAAAGATTATAAAGTTTGATCGTCCTTTTTTCACGGAATTAGGGCAGAAAACTGTTATTCAGCATAGAACTCACGTTCAGGTTGAAGGGAGAAGCAGTGTAGGTAAGACAATAGGTAAGAAATTTCCTCCATACACTGCTGCTTATAAAAGAAGGAAGGCTCAAGGGAAGGCAGTTAAACCGGGAGAAACACAGCGTTCCAGAAATGTTACTACTCCCAATTTAACTTTAACAGGAAGGATGATGGATTCTTTCAAACTTCTATCATCTTCCAAGACAGGCTTTATTTATGGAACAACAGATCCAAGGGAAGCAGCGAAGATGCACGGTCACCAGATAGGTAAATTTGGGAAGAACACAAATATTAAAAAGAAAAGAATTGTTGCTAACCAGGAAGATCCTCTCCCAATCGATTTACAGAAGAAGGTTGTTAAGGGGATTGCATTTAAAATTGTTGACAACATAGAAAAAACTTTAAATCTACCCGCACAAGTAGTGAGGATATAAAAATGAGTAAAGAACAGGACCAACAGGTCGCTCAGAGTGAGCAGGAAGTTCCATCCACAACGGAACAAGGGAAAACCGATACTTCGCATGATGTCGGTGAACTGATAGCAGAGTCTAAGAGTTACAGAAAACGTGCGCAACAGAATGAAACCAGGGTTAAGGAGTTAGAAACCCAATTAAAGTCCATTGAGGACCAGAAGCTGAAGGATAAAGAGCAATGGAAGGAACTTGCTGAGAAGCGCGAGAAGACCATTGCAGACTTGACTGTGAGAGCAGACAAGGGTGACTCTTTAGAATCTGTACTCAGGACAGAAGCCATGGAATCTCTGTCTGAAGAGGATCGTGAATTTGCGGAAGAGATGTCAACAGAAAAGTTGTTGAAGTTCGCAAAGCGATCAATTAAAGTTCCTGTCTCAACGAATGAGAGTGCTGTAGGTGTTACAGTGCCACCAGATAAGAATCCTTTTACAGAAATGACTTCTACAGAAAGGAAAAAGAACTGGGGTCGCATTCTTGAGAGTTACAGGGGCAAATCAAAAAATTAAATTTATTAGATAAGGGTCGGTAATGATAGGAAGTCGGATGACTGAGTTGATTTACTACCTATAATTTAAAAGGAGAAAAATATGGCTATTTCAGACGCTTTAGACGTTAATGTCCATAGTGGTGGTACTGGTGCGGTAACTGCAAATATTGCCGACCAGTTTATACCAGAAATTTGGGGACAGGCTATTTTAGATGTTTTCAAACAAACAATAATGATGAATAATGTGGGTGTTGATTTATCCCCCGATGTTGCAAATCATGGAGACGTAATCCATATGCCTCATATCGGAGTGCCAGAACTTGAGGCCTTTACTCATGGTGCGGAGATTGATGCAGATATAACTTCTGGTAGTAGTATGACATCAGAACAAACCAACCTTACAGTAGATCAGTATAACGTGGCTTCTGCCTATGTGCCTGATATTGTAACGGTCCAGGCAAATTATGATCTGTTGAGTATTTATGCTAAACAGTTGGGTTATGCTTGTGCGAGGGGTTTTGATAACTTCATGCACTATCAGGTAGCGAACAACTTTAATGGTTTGTTCCGTAGTGGTACTGGTGCTGTTGGTGGAGATTCTACTGCTCAAATGCACGTTGTAACAACTGGATCAACCCTTTCTCAGGCCAATTTAACATCCCTTATGGCCTTGATATTAAAAGAAACTGGGTCAACTGATGGTTGGAACCTTGTACTCTCCACTGATATGTACGCAAGTCTAAATACCTTAACTTCATATTCTCAAGGAACACAAGCCCCACTCGGTGCGGATTTTGGTAAAACTGGGAATGCTGGGCAGTTACTTGGTATGCCTGTATGGGTTGCACAATCACCCTACATGGGTTCGGCTTCAAGTGGTGCAGATGTTGCCGCTGCCGCCTCTAAAGGCATTCTGGCGGTTACAGGGTTTGATTCCAGTGGCGCACAAGAGGATGATATAGTTTATGGATATGCGATTCACGAATCAGCTTTATATTATGCGTTTTCAAAGCAGGCTAAAATGACAGCCAGCTACAGACACGCATACTTATCCACGCTGGTTACTTGCGAATCTGTTTATGGTGGAGCTTTTAGAAATACAAATGCTTCAGGTAATCGTAGGTGTTTTGCACTTATTGATTATGAGGCTGCATAAACAGTAGTTGATTAAATAATAGGGGGGGGTGACAAACCTCCCCCCCTTATTAAAAAAGGAGATTGTATGGCAAAAGATAAATTTAGATATTATATGGACAGGAAAAAGGTGGTTCATAGAAGGGCCGAATCCTGGTTTAATGCAGATAGGGAAAAAATTTATTCTAAATCATTTAAAAGAGTTAGTGGAATGGACGATTTGACTCCTTTGGTAGTCCAAAAACCAAAAGTTAAAAACGGTAAAAAGAAAACCGTAAAGATAAAAAAGAAATAACCTCCTACCAGACGGTCTCGTTCACGGTAGTCAACCTTAGAGAGGAAGAAAAATGGCAAATCTATATAAATACTCAGTTCAAGAGGCACAAAACGCAGCATTTGGTCAAGCGGGATCAGTATTAGCAAAAACAGATGCTGTAACTGCAAAGATTGGTGTTTTCATAGCAATACAATTTATCGAA